TTGCACTGTATCTTCAGAAAGTTTCATAATTAAACGACCTCATTTGCTTCAACACGATTATTATATAACGAATCAACCAACTTGTCAACCCTCACGGTCAACTCATCTAACGAACAATTATTATCCATCACAATATCATAATGTAAACCAACCCAAGCCCATTCTGAATAATGAACTTCTGGATATGCATTGCGCATTATTTCTTGTTTGTTATAGATATTGCACTCACGAGCAAGCGCAAACCATTCTGGATCTTCACCACGACGAACACGAACAACCTTACCACCAGACTTTACGATTGCATTAATCTCGTTTGGAAAACGAACATCAGCAATCACATAGTTATTGTAAGGAGCCTGTTCGCAGCGACGCAACACAGTATGAACCCAGAGGTCAGGGTGAAATACATCACGACCTGCCTCTGTGCCCATTAGCTGGAGTGCTAATCTTGGTGAGAACTCACGACCGAGTTTTTCTGACCACCATACATCTGGTTGTTCGCGCCATGCTCGGGATTCTAAAGTATCACCCTCAAGCATGGCACGATTCCAACCGAAGATCGAGGCACAGGCATCTTTGACGCTATTTGCAAAACTTTCTTTGAAGAAATCATGACGATCTACCAAGAGATCTGCAACTGTGCCTTTACCTGCTCCAATAAAGCCAACCAAACCTACAATCATAACAAAGTCTCTTTATTAGAGAGAGCCAACAAAGTTTGCAACGGCTGGCATATCACCAGTGAATGCATAAGTTCCGATGTGATGCGTCTTCATCCATGGGCACAACCAGATGCTGCCGCCCATGTTACGCCACCACTGGCAGAACATGTAGTCTTCAGACAAGTAACGATCGGAACCCTTGCCGCCATTTTCCTTGCTGTCGATAACTGTGTCGAAGTAAGCATGGATGTAGCGTGAGCCATCGAAGTTTGCCTGACCAACATGATCTGGACGATAACGAAGTTGTGGATATTGTTCTTTAAACTTATCAAACACTTCACGCTTGACCATCATGAAGCCTGTGCCAATCTCGAGAACTTCAATTGGTTCAGCAACAGAGAACTTCTCAGTGCCAGGAACTGGATTGAAGACGAAATCACCAGCCAACTTCTCCATATCACCTGGTTCAATGTCTGGATGACGCTTCACGCCTTCTTTAATTGCTCCCCACTTGATTGACTTCTTTGGATATGGACCACCAACAACATCTTTTTCAAGAGCAAGGAGTGCAATCACATCTCGTGGATCAAAGTGAATGTCAGCATCGATAAAGAGCAAATGAGTGAAGCCTTCTGCGCGAAGGAACTCATCAACAAGATAGTTTCGTGCTCGAGTAATCAATGACTCGTTAAAGATAAACGAGAAACGAACTTCAATACCATATTGCGAGCATACGGATTGAAGATCAAGACAAGACTTAACATACATACCATGCGCGCTGCCACCATACATGGGTGTTGCAACAAAAAGTTTGTTTTTGCGCAACTGTTCAACAGATACTTCTAACTGCATAATTATTCACTCCAGTTGTAAAATTTTCTAATATGATCAACAATCTTCGCCTGATCATCGATATTTTCGTTGACCATTGTCTCTATATAGTCCATGAGTGTAAGTGAACTCATGATATTCGAGATTTTTGTTTTACGAGAATTTTTGAATTTGTCATCTTGATCATCTTTGCGATCAATATGTCTTTGGTCTAGTGTACTATCTTTGACAGTAAGAATCAACACTTTAAAAGAATCGGGAAATGCCGCTGACAATTGATCCAGCATTTTGCCATTGAACAAACGATCGCCTTCGAAGATTACATTTACATTCGCGTTCTCATAATCTAATTCCATGAAGAACTTCTCAGCGTCTGGTTGCACAGCCATTGACAAACGATCTGTTCCCTGAAACACATTACCATCATTTGCATATTTGCCAAGAATATACAGATTTAATTTCTCTGAATACATGGCATCAAGAAGTTTCTGTGGCTTACAGATCTTCCAATCGTCAGCCATTGAAATTAATCGAAACATCAGAGTAGTCTTGCCACAACAAGGTTCTCCACCCATCGCAATCACTTTTACCATAACGCCTCCAAACCTTCCTTAACTGGTTGATCATCATCGAACATCCAGTCCATTCTTTCTATTCTACCTGTTCTTAGGAAATAAGTAAACTTTTCAGGTTTAATATTTTGGCGTTGTGCAAGAGTAAGTTCAAGTGTTTCGTTTCTTGCTTGCCATAAAACATTCCATTGTATGCCAGCCCAATTATCACCTTCTGCCTTTTCAATTTCTTCAGACTGGCGATCGAGATAGTAGCCAAGATAACGCCCATGATGTTCACGAAAGATTTTCTTAAACGAACAAAGGCAAGTTTCCATCGTGAAGAAATCAATCTGATTCTTTAAACCAGGGAATCTTCCTCTTGTTTCTTCAAGAATGTCTTTCGCTTTACTTTCAAGGTCATCGCATTCTGCAGCAGTAAGTCTTGTATCGTACTTGTCATCTTCGCCGAGGGCAAGATGCAAGCCATTACGATGTGAGCGAGACCCAGAATAATCGTCAAGCATGAGAGAAGTAGGTATGCAGTTAATGCCAGCAGTATGAGCGAGATGCTGCATATAAAACCAAGTGGAATAGCGACCAAATTTGTGAAGAGAGTTTTTAAGATTATTCCAAAGGTTGTTGAAAGATTGTTGTTCGTTGTCGCCATAATATTTTTCTAAAACCTCACGTTGAGTTTTCTTGCCAATAAATTTTTGATAAGATTCGAACATGGCTGGCAAGTGACCTTTGTTCCACTTTGTATCTGTCTGATAACGCAGTCTTTTGTAGTTGTGACTATTCCACCAGGTGATACGATCCACATTGGCGAGTTCATAGTCTGGGAATTCATTTTTTAGAACCCATGCAGTTGGCAATTGGTAGGTGTTACCATATAGCCATGCAAGCCAGAGCCTTTCTTCGTCATTGTGTTCGTATCGCTGGTGGAGATAATTTGTCATCCACACCGCTGGATCGCAGTCGCCATATTTCAGCGACCACGCATACCAGCGGATGAATTGTTCACGCCTTTGATTGTTTAGCATCAACAAAAGAATCCAGTACAAGAACTTTGCATTTTAATTTATCATTCATTCGCTTCATGGCAGCATTCAATTTTTCTTCAGAACCACCAGTCTTTTTCCAAAGATTATACTCATTCAGAGTACGATGACTTACAACCATGATCGCATTCCAAGTATCGATTTCGCCAGCCTTATTAGCCACAGCCCCGATGCCAGCATTATAACACGAACCAGATGTAATACTAATCACCGCATGCCCAGGGTTTTCTTCAGCAAGTTTGTCGGTGATCGCTTTCAGCTCACGTTTTGAGTATAACTTGAAGTTACGGTTTTTCATAGCCTCAAGAGTTTCAATGTGATCTTTTACAGAATCAATACTCTTGACAATTTGTTTTTTAGACCAAAACTTACCATAAGCATCAACGAATGCCTCTTTGAATTTATCTGTGCCAATGGTCAAATGATCATGCGAATTTGTGAATCGCATAATGGCTTGTTTTAGATCATCCTTACTATTCGGCTTCTTTATCTTTTCTTCATGATTCATCATGTAGCCAAAATAATCAATATTCTCTTGTTTGAACTTAAATTCAGAATAATTGATATAGATGACAGGAATCTCGAGCCAACCAGCATCATGCGCAGCATCAATTGTATGATTGCCGTCGATGATTTCTTTATATCCATTTTCATGGACGCAAACAATCACAGGTGAAACATTTTTGCGCGCAGCGCCAGGATCGTCTTTCATGCGCTCAACAATGGCTTCTTTATGCTCGTGTTCGATAACATTCAATCGAACTTGATTGCGCGGAAGTTTGAAAATCTCTTTGACTTTTTCAGCAGGATGAATCTGATACTTTCTTACCTTCACATGAGTGCAGAGAAGCTCCATTTCATCTTTGTTGATTCTGCTTTTCGCAGTCGTATAAACTGGATCGGTTCCAGCAATCCAATCAAGACCAACTTTCTTAATTTCGTCATTCAGATTTGAGAAATTTTTGACGCAACCCTCACCACCACCAACTGATTGATTATAGAATTGATCATTTTTGTGCGCGCTCACAGACTTCAACAAGAAGTTTTCGAGAGTAATTGCGACAGATTGCTTTCCGCGATATAGAATACTGCGCTTCAACAAACCATAAGACCAAGCAAGATTGGCTTCTTCGTTCTCAGAAGA